GCATTTTGGCAAGCCGATCCTGTCGGCAATCTGCCTGCATGGACGCGCGGCGTGGCTCAGCAGTTGATGCTGTACCGTTGCGTCCCAGTTCTCTTTGAGATTGCTGAGAAGGTGTTTGATTACCTTTCGAAGACGAAGATCACAACTGCCTATGTCGATCCGAACCGCTTGTGGCAGACGAGGGAGGCCCCAGTTCCGCACTGGGATCAGTCCACCTTGGAGTGGCTTTGTTTTCGTTACCGTGATCAGGGACTTTCGGTCGGCATGATCCGTGACGACCTGCGCACTGTGAAGAGCATCTCGCGCCTTCCAGCTATGACTCGCCTCAATTTGACTGACGCGAGTCTGTTGCTGGATGACATGTGAGCAGGTCTTGTGGGGTGGCTTTTGATTGTATCCTAGCCACTGAAGCATGCAGAGCGTCTTGCCACTCACGCCGGGTCACCCTCTCCGCAATGTGACCGGCTTGGCACGCCAGATCTCCTTACCAGGTGAGCACGCACCAATGAGATTTCCGTCCTTCCCAGCACTGGAAAGAACGGCATTGATGGGTTTCAACCAGCCTGCAACGCTCGTGTTGCCAGCTTCAACCCCTGTTTCAATGACTCTCTTTCGGTCGGCAACTTACCCGGTTTGGGCTGATCAGTCGTTGTCGCTCTTCTACGCCATGATTGTGCGCACTGAGTATCAGCCAGCTCGTGCCTTGAGCAGTCAGGGCAATGTCACCTACACGCCACAAACAGCCTACACACGTCAGGTTTTAAACAACAAGGCAGCCACTACTGGCAGCTCCAAGGTTTCAGGTGTTGCGAACAACGCAGCCATGTGGCCAATGTTGGGTCGTGACGGACCTGGGCTTGAGTACGTCTATGTCCCTGACGGTTGTTGGTTTTCCTTTGTGGTTGTCCAAGGGGCTGGTACCAGTAATCCTGGTGCCACGTCCGCTGTAGTTGACTTTGAGCTTTGGCTCTCACCAGGTCAGACCACATCTGGTCAGTCTCTGGTGACAATTCTGGGCGCACAAACCGGAG